AACGTCTACTACGTCGTAAACCGTCTCAACTTCTGTGAAGCTACAATTAAACTGACTAGCTTCACGCTTCTGTGCAACTGAGGTACCACCCAGCCAAAGCGTACGCCCTGACATTGATACCTTACGATCTAGCATTAGTTGCTCAAGATCGTATAGTTCTGCATATTCTACATCTGTTAGGTCTCTGCCTGCCGCTCTAGTCCAGAGCCACTCTTGGTGGTCAATTACTCTAGCTACTGTCTGTGCCCATGTTTCGAAATTTTTACCTGTGTCATCCGTTGGCCTATTGTAGGTCCTTCTCGTTATAACAGTTGCTCTGATAGAAGGGGTATAATTTGACATTTATTTAATGTTCCTCTTGTTTTTGTTCTGTTAATATATCCCTAAATACCTGTACTAGTATTTCTCTGTCGGGATTTGCAAAAGTACCTCTGACATGTGGTACTTTTATAGTGGTTATGTCATTTCTTAGCCTATAATACTCTAGTATAGCCTCTGCTTGAGGTAACTTATCAATCATAAATGGCTTAATTAAGCTAAGAAAGTTAATAGCGGTTTCTCCATAAAGAGAATAGACATATTGAGCTTTATTTACTTTTTGAGTTCTATTAGTAATACTGCCACCAAAATAACTATGTAAGGTAACTAATACATTTTTAGCAGTATTAGAAATTCTCACATCTACCGCACCGTTTTTAGTAATAGATATGCAGCCTTCCCCATCAAAAAATCCAGCAGCATATGCAATAATAGTTTCTGGAATACTACTAGGTTGCATTCTTCTTTGATTCCTTTATGTTTCTAATGCCAACTATACGAATTAATTGGCTATTTAGGAAGTCTACTACCTCCCTTACTTCATCTCTATCTCTAGCAGTACCACAATTATGGAACAAGAAGCACTCTAGTTCCTGCATGTACCCTAGCATCTTTAATTCTTCTTGGGTCATTGTATTTCCTCAACAACTAAACGTCTAGTGGCCCATACAGAGGCAGATAGCATGGCTGTAGGATAACGTAGTAGTTGACCTTGTTCTAAACTACGCACCCAGATACCCTCTGGGTTCAGTTCTTCAGTGTATACTATCAGTTTATGGTCTGAGTTATCTGCATTCTCAATTCTAACTGTTTTGGTCATTTTCCTGTGCTCCCAAATCCGCCTTCACCACGTTCCGTATCGTTCCAAGCATCTACAAAATCTACAAGCAAAACAGGCATAATTACTAGCTGAGCGATACGGTCATACTTCTCAATGTGAAAAGCTTCTTCGGTGTTATTATTTCGCAGCACAACTTTGATATTTCCACGATAATCAGAATCAATTACACCAACAGAATGTGGGATTGAAATACCTAATTTCCCTTGCGAACTGCGATTGAAAACAAAGCCCGCGTAACCCTCCGGAATTTTGACCGCTACTCCTGTGTCAATTAAAATTTGATCTTGAGGCTCAATATCGCAAGTATACATACTCTTTAAATCAGCCCCTGCGTCAGTCCTATGTGCTCTAGCCGGCAACAGTTTATGGTCTTCTGTTTTACAGTCAACTAGCTGCCTAGTAGGACTATCTGACATAGGATCAAAATTCTTATTGATATTAATAAAATTTCTAGTTGTTTTCATTTAACATATTCCTTTACTGTTTGTTTAATAATTTCTGTATTTTCGCCTAAAGCATCGTGACAAAATGTGACTAGATCCATCAACTGATAGTTGAGCATAATCAAATCACCACTTTTATTCAATGCTTGTATATATTTGTATTTGCTAGCAATAGGTAATGCAGCTACAATATCTAGTGCCGTACCATATTCTTGAACTAAAGCCTGTGCTCGTTTAGGGCCAATGCCCTCTACACCAAATACGTTATCACCAGTATCACCCATAAGGCACTTAATGCTAACGTAATCTTCTTTAGGAAAGTCGTAGTGAGTATGCCAGTTGTTATCTGTAGTTTCTTTACGAGTTACATAACTAAAGCGGCTTACGTCTTCATCAATTAGAAGATCCCAATCCCTGTCTGTAGAGATTAGCCATGTATGTTCAATCGGTAGTTCTTTACGAATACTGACAATAAAAGCGGCAATATCGTCAGCCTCTGTTTTATTAAACTGAAGCACTGGATAGTCAGTAGTTTCACGAATTAGATCTAAAGCAGCTTGATAGTCTTCGAAGAATAATTCAAATGCTGCTGCTTCTGCCTCAGTCTGTTCTGCAAACTTATCTTTACGGTTTTGTTTATAATCCGGATAAATTGCTTTACGATAGCTGCTGGAGCCTTGATCTGCTGCAACCACTACCCATTTAGCCTTATACGACTTTTTTAAGCTATCAATAGTGCGCTTATAATCTTCTGCAAAATCTGTAGCCCCACTATGTTTCCAACGGAAAGCTAGGTTAAGGGCGTCAACTACCATTAGGCAGTTTTCTTGTTCTGTAATCTGTTTAAATGTTTTCATTAAATAATTATATCAAATTTTAGCATATTATTCAAGCGATAAATTCTGGTTGTTCATTTAGTAACCAATCTTCTAGCAAAGCTACGTAGAACTGGAAACCATCTCTACTAACAAATAGATAAGTATATGATTCGTCTGGCATTGAGTCAAACGCTACAAATACTTTACTTCTGTCATATTTGAATATTAGTAGAGGCTTCTTTTTAACTTGTTGCCCCTGCCTAACTGCTTGTGCCCAGAATTCTAATAGTTGTGGAGATTTAGAACTAAGTATAGCACTAGTAATATGGTCTTCTGCATAACCTTTTACTTCTGTACAGTATAGGTTCTTTTCATTGGGAACATATAAATCCCCTTTAAGACCATGTTTTTCATCTAAGGCACCTGATCCAGGTACCCGCTCCCATCCTAATTTAGTGTGTTTACGGAGCAGGTCTCTTACTACAGTCTCTGTTCTAGCGCCTTTAGCTCTAGAATCAACCATTACGCTGTGGCTGGGCCTGCCACTACTTTTGGTAATGACTTAGCTGGTACTTTAGCTGTAGCTTTTACTGGAGCAGCCTCAACATCTACAATCTCAGCTTCATCAACTGTATAGGTTACTACACCAGAAAGAACTTCAAGAGTTTCAATATCTTTATAGGTAAATAACTGCCCTACAAAGATCTGGTTACCATTAACTGTGGCTTTGCAGCCTTCTGACATACGTTCAATTTTAATCATACTATTCCTCGATTCGAGATATGTTGTTGTGTTTAATAGAGGCTACACTTGTAACTTCCACCCTTTGTGTTGCTTTTCTCTGCCTCTTAATACCTGTACTAAATGTCCATTATTAAGTTTATGTTCTTTAGCAAACTTACTAGTATTTTCAACAACATATACACTACCTGAAGGGGATACAATGTTGGGGTATACTATACCTTTTTCTTTTAAAGTTTTACCTTTACCAAACCTATCCAGTACCCTTGAATTTAGTATGTAGTACTCTTCCGGATACTTTTTAACTAACCAGTCTCTTGGTACACTAGACAAAGAATCTACAGTATATTTAGAAACTCCTGTTAGATTTGATATTTCAGTAGAGCTTAATTCCTGGGCATATACTAGTAGATGAAACGCAGCTTCTATTTGTTCATTGGAAAATTTACTGGTATATACGTCTTCTCCATATAACCCAGACCCTTTACCAGGTACTCTACACGTATTAAATCCGCGATCTACAGAATCAAACTCTTCTATAAATTTAGTCTCTAATATATCTAGTTCAGTTTCATTACATTCCTCCAGTATTTCTAGCTGTGGTTCTCCGTATAAGTTATAAGCATACTGAAGCTTTTTAGCGTGTATGCCACGGCGCATTAAAGACATATGCATATTTAATCTATGCCCTGTATTTCTTGATTGCCCAATATACACCATACTAGTTCCGTTGAATATTAAAGCGTATATACCACAGGCCATACGCTAAACCTCCAACCTACTTATACTGTTTTCTTTTATTACAAGCACTTTTTCAATTAATGGGTGGGTGAAATCGTGACTAACTAAAACTGTATTAAGCTGATGCTCAGTTAATAGCACTTCAATAAGCTTTTCCTTGCCTTCGGAGTCTAAATTAGAGATAGTTTCATCTAGTATCAATAAATTGATACGGCTTTGGCTAAGACTTTGCATTAGTCTACGAATCGCTAATAGAGTAGCAACATTAACT